TCAAATCGCGTATGTGATACTGAAAGGTAGAAACACAGTTTCGATAGAAGTGCTAGGAGCTCCGAGCACTTTAACTGTTCCCTCTTTTAGAATGGAAACCGTCGCGATAGCATTAGAAATGGGAGCTAAGGTTATGTCTCGTGGTTGAACCGTAAATGACTGGTCGGTAACTGGTCGTAGCCGTTCCGGGAATGAGCCCAGCAACTGATCTGCTGTCCATTCAACATTATCCCGTGAAAGATAATATGACAACGTCACACTATGTCCATCATCATGAACTGTATAAATCGGCGTGGATGTAGCTCCCATTCCGTCATTGAAATAACGTGGTGGCAACCGCAAATAACCTGTTGTCCCTGCACCAACAACAGCAGACTTTCGTAAACCATCCCGGTTAGATTTTGTGAAAAACGCAGCGATTGACCGCGCCCACGACATTCCCATGAGCATCGAACCAAACGTGGTTTGATGAATATTATCCATCATAACCGGGTCAACAAAACGCCGAGCATCTACCAGCAGACGAGGGGTAACTAATCCATACGCATCATGGCTCATTAAATTGAAAAACACCCCTTGTTCCCCTAATAATTGCATCAATTTCAAACGATACAGCGTGCCGCGATGGGAATTGGCAGCGTCCTGCCCGATATGGTCAGTCATAATACCTGTTGTAGTGATATCTGCGCGGATATAGAACATAGCTGGAATACCGACAATCGGAATTACACTATGCGATTTGCAGTAATTAACCATACTCAAGACCGTTTCAGCAAATGAATCATAGCCGGACTGCGTCTGAATATCGTTAATGCCGACCTGTATCAAGCAAAAATCATATCCTGAAATAGTTGTTTCCAAGAGCCGAGTTGCTTGTTGTGCTGCTGTCTCGCCACGTACAGCCAAATTTAGTAAATCAGTAACTTGGCACCCTCCAACTCCAGCTAGATATTGCGCAGCAAATTCAAACTGTGACTGCATTGTCACATTACGATCCCCTGTACTATCGCCAACAGTAACCAATTTAACAGGGGGGATACCAAACTGTTTTTTGCCCCGAATTCGAGTTGGATATTGGATTGTACATATGCCGCCGTTACTAGTGCTATTTTCATAACCACAGGCCCAGCCCGCCGACAAAATTGGACGTACGGTATTATGTCTGCACACGACGACGCCGTTAACGATGATACCGAAACACTGGCTGTCAAAAATAACAATACCCAGGCTTGAATTGCCAAATCTATACGGCGCTATATCAAGATTTTTCGTCGGATATTCAGTTTCTTTTTGGTATGTCGTACTCCAGCGTTCATTGACAGCGATAACGGAATTACTTGACGCCTGGCGTACTATAATCCAACCGCCCTCTATCTCAATTGCGATGGCGGGGAAATTTCCCCCATCGCGACAAGACGCTTGCAAAAAATCTCCGGGAACCGCAGAGAACATCACGCCAATAAATGATGATGCAGGGACAGAAAAACGGATTGAGTTTGCTGTTGAATTTGTAAGTGAGATGCCGAAATCAGATGGATTAGAAGAAAAACTAATATCAGCAGTCGGCCATGAGTCAGACAGAGCAAAGTATTGTGGATCATGCGCAGAAAACGTTAATTTCTCCGGTATGTAAATATCACCGACATTACCCATATCAATCAAATCCCGATCTGACGGATATTTGAACATCTGTGAGCCGAGGCGATGCGTGAATCGTGATGCGCCGTCGACCTCAACCGGTAAATCCCTATTTGATTTAGCGCCCGGTTTTCTAATGATGTTATTGATATTATCAGCTGACGTATAGATACTTACCCCTGGGTCAGCGATATATTCAACTCCATCAACATTCGTCAATTCCGATGAGCCATTTAGGTAATAAATACCAGTTTTTGTTTTTGGCAAATATACTTTGCAAGGGCGAACAGCAGTAGCGGCAACAAACGCCGCGTGGTTATTGGTGCCATTAGAACCATCCCAGTCATCAATCCCTTTAAAATCGCGGATATCTTTAACTGCATCGTTACGATATCGTTGCGGAATGTCTCCACGAGTTCCCAGCAATTTGTCTACATCAGGTGATTTTAAACCATCGTCCAGAACCTTTCCTGCCAGTTTAATAATTGCAAAAAGCAATTGCGATTGATTCTGTTTATCAGGAGCGATTTCCGCTTCAGCCAGAATATTTAATAATTCAGCCTGAACAATATTAAACCAGTCTGCACCTGGCCAGCTAATCCCGCCTTGTTCATCACTCTCACCGAACCATCGCGGTGTATTGCTTTGTAATTGATTCACTTCAGGCATTTCGGGAACGCCGCTTTGATTATCTAAATGAAACATGGCGACTCCTTAAGGTTTTTCCGGCCAGGTGATATCAGGGGCGGTTGACGTATCAACGCGATTTAATTCGACGCGGTACGTCTCCCATAATTGCAATGCGGTTGTTTCGCTTTCTGATGCGATCCCGTTATTAACGGCATACGTCAGAATAGATATTTGTTCGGTGGCGGTGGTTAATAACTTGACCTTTTGACGTTCGGCTAGGTCAACATAATAAGCATGTTCGCTTTCTTCATTTTTAACCCAGGCGACGCCGTCCCATTCATCAAACTGACCTGGGACTAATAGCGTATAACCAGCGGGTAATGAACCCAGTTCGGCAATAACCATCGCTTCTTTTGTTTCAGTTGTGTAGGCAATCTGACCGCGCAAGTCTTTTACATAAACCCATTCGTTACCGTCCCATTGCGGGACGAACGTGGGCTTAGCATCTGGCGGAGCCGCGAACGTATAGCCATCAGGGAGCGTAAAATAGGCATTGGGAACAAGGTTTTTATTACCGTTGCTGTCGTAATATGCCTGGCCGGTTTTGTCTTCAACTTGCGTCCATTCCCCATCAACAAACAATAATACATAGCCATCATCCGGTACTGGCGGCGGAGTCATAATCGCCCAAACTGGCAATAATTCCTGAATAGTGGAAATAACAAAGCCACGGCCGCGAGCGTTCCAGTATTGCGTACCGCGATTATCATCAACGTATTCCCATGACTCACCATTAAACACACCGGTTTTACCGGAACCGGGTTCACATGGGATGTTAGTTGTATTAGCAGGCAAGCCGGTATATGGAGGGATAAAATAAAAACTATTCCCCACATAGACACCATTTTCATCATATGAATAAACCCACAAGACGCGTGGATCCCCAGAGAATTCAAACTTAGCCATTAATACAACCTCACAATATAGTTAAACGCCCGGTTTTTTACCGTGTTTTCGGTATTGCCTGTCGCCAGAATTGTGGCAACGTGTTTGTGAGCACCCAGCACGATATTATGTATATGGGCACCGGATGAGTTTGTTGACCTATTATTTCCTCCCGTGATTGTTTCCCTATATATGTTATCAATAGAAAAACTATCACCGGTTATACCGAATGTATGAACGTGTGCGCCGTTTTCTGACGTCGTTTTAGTGCCTAAATCAGTTTCATCAATTTCAACGCCGTGGGCGTGACTAATTACGCCATCCGCTTCATAGCTCAATACCTCACGGCCTGATATCGGCGTACCTTTTATCGTCATCGCGCGCATGTCAGGAATAATTAAATCCGGGTAGGCTTCTGCCAATAGCGGGAACGCCGTTCCACTAAATGATTGCCCGACCATAAAAGCATACCGATCTCCATACCGGGCGGGAATGGAGGGACGGCTCCAGGGTAATGGAATACCTGGCATCAACATATAATCAGATGAAAAAAAGCGTATAGCCTGGGCGAACTGGTCATGCTGATTTTTATCCGGTGTAATACCGGCAAGCGCCAAGACGTTTAACATTTCCATCTGAATAATATTAAACCAATCAGCGCCGGGGTAGCTCGGCTGAATACCATCGCCGCCCTCGGTAAACCAACGGCGCTCGGTAAATAAGACAGGGGCCGTCTGAGGCATATCGACAACGCTGGAATCATTATCCAAGTGATACATAATTAAACCTCGTACTGAAAATCATAATCGTGACCGCCCAGGCGATAGCGTCTTAAGAAACATTCCAGAATTTGAGCCTGATAACTTATTAACGGCGTTAACACATTACTGATGGTTTTAAATCGAATCATCGGCATATCCGTTACCGTGACCTGCATAATGAATCGATATTTACGTGAATAAATGGGGTACATAATATTTCGCAGGCAATGATGCGGTAATATTTCCGTTACCTGGATAGTAAATCCCAACGCATCTTTAACTGCCTGTTCAATCTGCCAGGGCGCTAATCCGCCTTTTCTGTGATATTTCTCAACCACAACATCACGACGGCGTTCAAAGCCATCAGGAATGGCATTACATTCCGGCAAGCCTAAATAGTCTTCCCACTCTTCCAACATTAATTCTGTTGTTTCCGGCCGCATCTCGTTAAGCAGCAAGTCGGCATTGGCTTCAGCCGCCTGTAAACGGGCGCTAAAGCCCCTTAAAAGCGAGGTTAAAGCGGCTGTCTGGTCGCGTGGCCATGCTTTGCCGCGCGGCATCAACTGCTGAAGAACGTCATGCCATTCGTCTACACTATGCGCCATGTGATCGCCCCCATCGTAATCAGCTCATAGTTTTCACTGCTCTGATTTGTCGTAAGGTCTAGCTCGTAGTCCGTCACGCCCGTAGCCGAGCCGATGGCGGTACGAATGGAAGAAAGCAGCAATGTGTCGCCCGGCGAGACAGAGCGGAACAACGCCGTTAGATTGCTTTGTGTCGCGTTGCGAGTGGCTTCCGTATCCGGCACGATGCGGATTTCCATATCGACGGGCTTTAGCGTTAACGGAATTGGCCAGACTTCAATCCCACCAGGCTTGCCCACCCAGTCGCCGGTGGCTGGATCCTGATGCCGGTACAGATAGGCGAACATAGTATTTCTGTCCGTTTCAGTCGGGATGATGTCTTCGCGCTGGTCATAAACCCATGCCAGACCAACGGTACTTAGTCCGTGCCAACTATCAAACGCCCAGGCGCGGCTAACGCCCGCCGTCTCCGTGGCCCAGATAACGTAATCATGCAGTGCGCCGCCCAGTGGGGGGTTGCGCTTGCGGTATAACAGACGGGTGAGTAATTCGCTGATGGTTTCAATATCCGCGCCACCGCTCACGCCCTCTGACGCCACCGTGCCTTCACTGTTAACGCCAGAGACAGGCGATATCAACGTCAGCACTTCACCGCTAGCCAGATTGCCGCCAGTGCCGACATCTTCCGCTTGTACCGTTACGCGCACCTGACCGTTCGCTGGGTCTTCAGTAGCCGTAACGTAATAAACAATGCCGTCATCCGTTTGCATTTCTGTATCCAGCGGCAACGGATTAGTGCCGGTGAATATTACAGGGCCGGATGCATACTCCGCCGCTTTACGAATAACGCCTTCATTTCTTGCGGTATCAACAATAGTTTCGTCATCTGATTTATCAGACGGAATAATTTGATTTTTAATCCACGTTTGATGGTCATATAAATCACGCAATGCGCCACTGAATGCCGTATTTAATGCGCGTTCAACACCGACAATCGGCAACTGCTGATTTAATTCAATCTCTAAGTCTTGAATACCGGTGCGAATAAGCTGGCGAGTGGTCGGGACGTTATACGCCATTGGATATCGCCTCCCAGCGTTTCTTTATTTCTACTGTCAGCGCGGATTTATCTGGCCGAGTCAGCACAATACTCAGCGCCAACCAATTCATGCGCGGAATAGTGGCAATTACCGTCGCGGTACGCGCATAGCCGAAGTTGATTAATGGTTGCATCGAAAGGTTGGCATAGTTTTCCGCACGCAGGCGCACGGCTTCTGTGAGCTTTTCTCGCTCAATCAGCCAGAGCTTTGAACCCCATGGAAAATCACTATAAGAATCGCCGGGCCAGCCGCGACGGTCATCTGTACCGTCGGATAATTCGTCGCTGTCTGCCGCGCGGGCATCGGTGAATAAGCAAATCAGCACTAAAGAAACAAGGCCCTCGTCAGACGAAAGGCCATTGTGTTCTATTTCAATATCGCCGCCAGCGGGCAAGTGCCAATTTACTCTGATGGTCATATCGGTGTCGTTGTTTGCGCACCTTCACCATCCAAATGAGTGTGGTCGAGGAAACTTTTTCCGCTAACCGTAATATCTTCACTGAAGTGGGTGGGGCCGGTGACATTAATCAGTGGACTAACAATGTCACAGGACTCTTCAGCAACCAGATTAACCTTTTTCCCCCTTATCTCTATGACGCCGTCTTGCTTGAGGGTAATGGTGTGGCCCTCACTGTGATACACGCAAACGTCACCGGGATCCAGCCCTTTCGGCCGACAGGTTTTATCCTCGACGGCGATGGCCACCATGCCGGAACGGCGACCACCGATAGCCACCACCACCGCTTCAGAACCGGCAGGTGGCACGGACGACAGGCCATAATTCTGGAATCGCTCTACGTTGTCATTGGTTTCATCTGCCAGGCTCTGAACCTGTAGATTCTGCCGCCCCAGGCTATCGGTCACGATACGCACCACGGCCCGGTCAACCATCAGGCGCAGACGCCGACCGATAGCGCTGATAGAGCGGGAAAAATTGCCTTCTTTCAGTCCCATGTCATCCCCACGCTGGATTTTTTCCCTTTCTTCTTCTTGGCATTCTGGCGCGGCATATCCATGGATTCAGGCGGCACCAGCGTTAACACCGTCTGACGGCCGTTATCGCTCTCCATAAATGACACGGTTTTAATCAGCCATGTCACGTCCATTTGTTGAATAACGTCTTTGACGGGGATCAGCCGGTTTACCTGCCACAACGGGCCGGTTGCGCCGTTCTCCCGCCAGCCCGCCACAGTGATTTCAGTTGTATTGGCTTCGCCCAACATCCGGGTTTTGTACCACTCACCACGGGCGCTGGCCCCGCCAACAGTGAGGTTATCTTCATTCACAAGGATTTTAGGGCGATAGCGGGTTATCTCTGAATCGGTGACGATGACCTGGCGGCCTCCGACTACTTTGACAGGCTGATCGTCCCAGGTTGCGCCACCGGCAGCGGCGGAGCCTTTAACAATGTATTGGCTGGCCCGTTCGCGCCAACTGAAGCGGCCGCGCGCGGCCAGTATATTGTCACCCAGTACCAGAGAAACACCGGCGCGGGTCGTTGATGCGCGGGTGATAACCAGCCGACCCCATGCATCAGACGTTATCAACACGCCGCGCTGTTTCGCCAGCCGGTCAAGCAGTTCGAACCCGGTTTCACCTTGTTCGAGCGTGATGCTGCCAAAGGCTTCGCCGGTGTCGGTTTCGTTGATAACCTCGATACCATAGGGCTTGCAGATGGTCGCCGCCAGTTGGCCAAGCGTCTGTCCACGCCACTGACCAGACGTATCAACCACTGAGCTATCGACCAGATCGCCGGTCTTGTCTCGCCCCAGCACGCGCAACGAAACATTTTCCGCGTCATAGCTGGGGATGAAGTCGTCGATGTATCCCGTCATCACGCGGTCACTGCCGATAGAGACATAACACACCATCCCCGGCTTGATAGAGCGCGGCGCGGCGGCAGACCATCGCGCGGTGATAGTAAGATCAAACTCACCGGCAATGCTTTCAAGCGAGCGGTTAATCGTCATTTCCGTCCAGCCGCCCCAGATTTTACCGTCCACGTTCAGTGTCAGCTCTTCACTCACTATCAATGACCTCTATAACCTGAGAAGGAAGAATAAATGACGGATGGCGCAGGCGGTTACGCGTGACCAGCGCATCGCTCTGTTCGGCATCGCCCAGTTCGCGCCAGGCTAACAGCATCACCGGCGTCGTCTGCGTAGTCGATATGCGCCTTAGCTCCGGGAGCTGGATGCTACGAATACGCACGTCGTTAACGACGGCAAATCGCAGATCGCGCAGGCTACGCCAAAGCTCGCGCTGGCCGGATTCAACGGCATCTATTGCTTGCTCACCCAGCCGTTCCGCCAGTGCGTCGCCAGTATTTTCAGCGTCCTGGCTGGTTTCAAATGTCATGCTGGCCACGGTTTCCGCCTGGGATACCAGGGAAGAGACAATCACCAATCGCTGGAACTCATCGATATTGGTTTGCATTGCATCTGAAATTTCGATGGTCGAGGAACGGGTAACGCTGCTGGCAAAGCCGGTTTCAACGTTGACCACGATGTTATCTGCCAGGGATTTAGTCGCCGCCTGGGCAGCCCGTTCACCGTCCCACTTGTCGCGCAATTGGTCATAAACGCTCAACGCCCATGGCGGCTCTGTGACCAGGTCTTTTATATCGCTAATGATGCCGGTTACGTCGCGGATTAACTCGCCTGGCGCGGCGGCGATAATGCCCGCCTGGTCTTTAAAGCGGTTCAGCCTATCCATCCATTCGTTCACCGCATCCGGGATAGAGGGCAGATTAGTGACAAAGCCGTCCAGGTCATCCAGTAGCGTATCTACCATGTTGCCGACGCCATCCAGCGCTGCAAAGTAATCGCCGTTGGCCAGGGCTTCTTTGACGCTGTCGGACGCACTCAACGCCGTGGCCGTTGTGTCTTCGGTCTGCGTGGGAAAAAGCTGTTCACCGGCTTCGAATACCTCAAACGACACATACGCAATGCCGCCTTGTTCGGTACTGAGCTTGTGCGTTACCTTGCCGATTTGTACCTGTTGTGCTCCGAACCACGGATGCACCAGCTCACCCGGCCCAGCCGTATTCAACGCTGACAGCAAGCGATTAAGCTGGGTTTGATAGTCACTGCCCAGCAGGATGGCGTTAATCTGCTGCTGTGTCAGTACCGCGCCGTGGTCTTCCGTCCAACCGACTTCTTTCTTGGGGTAAGCATGGGGAATAGCTCGACGGCCGCCCGTGCCTTCAACATCGACAAAGTAAAAAGGAACGTTACGAAACGATGCATCGCGCAGGTCTTCCCATTTTGTTGTGGCCATTAGTCTTGCTCCACATTACTGATGCCGGTTTGCGCACTCATGGTTACGCCAGGCGTATTGATTTTGACCTTGCTGACCTGCACTCGGTCATCTTTAACCGTGACCTCGATTTCACCCTGTAGCTGTTGAAGCGGCTGGGGAATATAGGGATAGGTTCCCATCATGTTGGGGTGCAATGCATCCCACTGTGGTGATGACGGCGGCACCGGCGGCGCTGTCAGCCATTTCTTAATGTCATCCCACATTGTTTTGCGGTTGCTGTTATCCTGCGCCCGTTTGATGAGAGCGGCACGTTCTTCATCATTCTTTGGGAAAGGAACCAATGAGGTGATTTCTGATGCGGTATTGATGGCCATGCCGAGCACGCCGCCCTTGTCGTACTTACTTTTGTTACTACCTGGTAAGTCTGGGACACCCGGCCCACCATTCCCCATGCCGCCCACGCCCATATTGGTGACATAGACCGGCATAACACCGGATCCAAATACGTCGGCCACTCCTGCGGGAATGCCTTTCTTACCCGGACGCAGGAAGTCATAAGCGCCTTTACCGATTTGAAATGCCTTGCGAGCTGCAAGGAATCCACCTGTAGCCAACGCCACGTTCTTGCCAATCTCCAGCCAGTTCTGGACTGTTTCCTGGTCTACCGAGTTAAGTGCGTCGGCCAGATCTTGCACGGGCGCGGCAAGCTGGCTATTAGCAAATTTCTCCCAGGTGGTAGTCATACTTTGCAAAGCGGAGGTGAAGTCTTGGGCAGCATATTTGGCATCTTCTAATAGACTTTTTTCGTCAGGAACAACGCCCATATATGCTTTCAGTTTTTCCCTACCTGTTTGACCACTAACAGCTTTGATCAAGTCCATACTTTCTTGTCCAAAACCTGCACCAGATAGATAACCACCTTGCTTCTCCACACCGTTTCGGGATGATCGCTGTGCTGTTTCATCAAGAATCTGCGGTAAAGAACGAATTTTTCCATCTTTATCAAAAACTCTAATACCGTTAGCTTTCAGCGATTTCAATACGTTTGGGGATTGAAGATCTCGAATAAAAGCTGTTACCGTTGATGCTGCTAAAACGTCATTTGCTCGTAAGTCCATTGCCGCTTCAGCAACGGCCATCACTTCCATAGCAGCGTCAATGCCACTGGCCCCAGCGGCTGAGTACATAGATATTGCTGGAGGCAATAGTTTTGCAGCATTGTTTAGTTCAAATGCCCCGGTTTTTCCAAGTTCATTCATGCCACCCAGAGCCTTTCCTACTTCCTTTTCAGTAAGAATAAGTAACTTCTTATATTCAGCAATAAGGCCACCGATATCCTCGCCTGATGCGCCTGAACCAGCGATAGCCATACCGATGTTTTCCCTGTTTTTTAACGCAAAATCCAAATCTCCAGTTCGAGTATTAATCACCTCGCTGGCCCCTTGGATCTCACTGGTATCGACTCTGAATTTAATAGCGACATCTTGAGAAAGATTAAATATCTCGGCTATTTCTTCCCGAGTTTTACCAGCTGTAATGCCCATTCGTGTCAGACGGCGATCTAACTGCTTATAATTGTTCAACATAGCACCGCCCGCAAATCCCGCAATCATGCCGGTATAGCGGTTTCCCAGCATATCCAGCCCGCGCCCAGCCGCCGCACTGGTGGCCTTAACAACGGACATTGCCCGTTCGTTCCGGCGTGCGAACTCCGACATATTGGCCCCGTACTGGCGGGCTTTGGCGGTAAGATTGCCCGCCAGGTTGATGATGATTTCAGTGTCGAGGCGCTTGGCCATGCTGCTTCCTCAGTTGTTCGGTGATGCGGAACAGTTGCCGCAATGGCAACTGTTCCAGGTATGACACACTGAATCGTGTGGAAAGGTTAACGAGTAGGTTAGTCAGCGCCGCCGCCAGCGGCATCAGTTCGCCCCCGGTTGCTTACCTCCGTCAGCAGGTCGTCCATATCGGATGCCTTTTCCGTCAGCAAATCCAAATCCTTGGGGTGAAGTTGATAAAGCTGCTTCAGACTCAACGGGCCGGGGATATCCCCGATAGACGCAATCTGGCGGCGCAGCATTTCCAGCCCCATCATCACTTCGGAGCAATAGGCATGAGCTTTGCCGTTCTCGCCGATAACCACGCGCTCACTGGCGAGCTGGGAGTCAATCACATCCTTGGTATCCAGTTCGCGCAGATCTACAACCATATGCCGGGCTTCATCTGCCGTGCCTTTGCCTGTCACCAGACCATGAATCAGCGTTACCGTCATCTTTGCCATGCTTACACCTTCACGCACTTGGCGCCGATAAATGTGACTGAAATTTGCCCGTCAGACTCGGACAGTTCGCTGGGGTTTTCCGCCGCCGCGCCGGTCATCATGTAGCTCAGTCCGTTATCGCCTTCAAACATCACCGTCACTTCTTCCCAGCCGCTGATCTCGATCACGTCCATATCTTCCGCTGCCGCGATAGTAAGTTGCACAGACGGGTTAACACGCTTGCGGGACATGCCCCAGGTCTTACCCGCGCCGTTATGCGCAGTGCGGGCGTAGCCGCCAGGGTTCAGCGTTGACGTGCCTTTGGTCTTTATTTCCCGGCCATTCACGCGAATGGCTGCTTCGCCTAAAATCATGCTGCCCCCTTAGAGCTTGAACTGAATCAGACCAGCCAGAACCCGCAACTGGTTAACAATGTTCGGATGGATAATAAAATTTAGACGGTTGCGGTCTGCGGTATCACGCACCACGGATAGCGTTTCTTTGTAGTCGTCAAAATCCTCGACTAACCCGGCTGGCTCCAGTTCTGTAAGGAATATATCAATCAGCTCCTGCGTACACAGTTTGGGCGTCATGACCGGCTGACCGGGTTCCAGTACGTCCAGCACATCATCATCGGCGAGCTTGTGGCGGGGATAGCGATTAGTGAACCGGTTCTTGATGACGTAACGAATATGGCCCAGCGTTGCCGGGGACGTGATATCCAGATAGGACGTATCCGCATCGCCAAAGCTGTTCACGCGATAGGTCGTAATTTCCCGCTCGATGCAGACATTTCCGCCCGCATCGACGTAATGAGTCGCTACGCCATCGAACAGATGAAGATTGCGCTCGACCATATCCCAGCGCACTTCCTTTGCCGGGGCAAGAATGCCAGGCAAGGCCAGCGTCTGAAGCGGCCGCGCCGGGTCAATCGCCAGGTAATACGCCGCAATACCCGCGTAAGCGGCAGCCCACAAATAAGCGGGTTGCGGGGAAATGTTGGTTCCCATCGATGTGATCAGGAAGTCGTTACGATTGCCGCCCCAGGTGCCGGTGGCGGCATGAGTGCCACGAACGGCGGTGTAGGCGATGGCTTCAATCATCTTCAACGGCCCCCAGCGATTGAGCAATTCATCGCGCAGGGTGTTCAGGCTGGCCACATCGTTAAACGGGCAAACGATATGGTTAAACCACTCATCTCCCAGAGACGCAACCACCGCCGCAATATCCGGGGTGCCGGTGCCGCCGGTAAACGCCGTCGTCGTTACACTTAGCCCGGCCGGTGTCTGCTCGCCGACGTAGTAATTGACGCGCACGTCGAGGTCATTGGTCGTCTGGCCTTTCCATTTTGCCGTGAGCACCACCGTACCTGCTGCATCGGCTTTCACGGCGGCTGTGACCGGTAATGTCACCACCGCATTGACAGCGGACACAATCGCCGCCGCCACCGTTTCAGCGGTATCCGCCGCACTGACGCCGACCTGCACTGTTACGCCACACACTAACAGCGCCAGTGTACCGGCAGCGGTTGCCGGGCCGGTCACCACAATTTCAGCGCTGGCCGCGTTGCCTGCCGCCAGGTCTTCAATACCCATAGCCCAGGTTTCGGTATAGCTGTTGCCCTTGCGCAACGTCTTCAGCATTTCCGCCAGCATGGATCCGCGACCATATAGATTGTCGGCCGTGCTGTCGCTGGTGATGCGGTTCTGCGTCAACGGCGCGGCTGTGCCGGTAGCCAGTTGCTGGCCGATCACCAGAATCTTGTGTTGCTGCGCCGGGGCGCTGTCGAGCGCCATGGAATTATCGATTTCGATATAGACCAGCGGCACCCGGATATCATTGGGAATAGTGCCTAACGCCATGGTTATTTCTCCGCCTTGGTTGATTTGGTGGCCGGGACGGTGACGACGTCAGTGACTTCAAGGTCACCTTCGGCGATGCGCCGCAACCAGTAGGATGACAGCGGTAAATCTTCGCCGTCGTCTTTTAAGTAAGTGCCGGCCGGCTTACGTACTTTGACGCCGCCCTTGGGCTTAAGGTGTTTGGTCTTCATTGTTTTCCTGTCCTCTTACGGGGATCACGGCTTCAATTACAGGGACACCGCCGCGTGGCGTGGCTGTCATCCCCAGTCTGAGGAAATCAGGCAATTCGCTGATATCCGTTTCTTCATCCAGTTTGAATTCCTGACTCCACATCACCGCCCACATGGTCAGCCCCAGATTGTCGAGACTGCCGCTGTAGATGTTGTCCGCTGATATCGTGTCCGCTTTGCGCTCCGCGCCCATTTCCTTTGCTGCCAGTGGGCTGGCGATGCGCTTGACCAGCCTGGCGACCATAACTTCGGCACGCAGATCGCGGCCATAGCCCCAGTAATCGGTGGCCATCACATAAGCGCACCAGGTGACGGTGCCGATCACTCCGCCCGCCTGGTGATGAATGTCGCGGGCGCGCAAAGCGGCGATGCGGATGCTGCCGTTCTTGTCGGATAGGTGACGCTTGACCTCTTCAGGGGTATTGAACTGGCCTATATGACGCTCAACCACCGGCACCTGGTCGGGATTGTTCCCTTGTAGAACCGGCTGAAGCCAGGCAACAATCCGTTCAGCGGCGGATATTGTGCTGCCAAGTGTGACCAGGTTAGGGCGTTCACTCACGGCAATACCTCCTTCCAGAAGTCGCCAATAACGTGCAACAGCTCTTCGCTATTGCTGTTTGACAGCCCCAGCCATTCACGCTGGGGGATGTTCATCATGCGGCTATGCGCCTTCACGCTTTGCCATACCGGATGTTTGAGTACCCGGCCGAAAGCCTTCTTAATCAAGCGCTGATGCGCACTAATCGCAACGCTGCCGCTGTACCCGTCCTGATGGACGCCCGCATACCGCAACGGGGAGCCGACACGTACTTGGTTGCGTTCAACGATGGAGATCACGCTATCAAGCAGATCGCCATTGCCTTGCAACAGGCTCTGATTGCCGTGGCGGGTCTTGGCATAGCCTTCAGACCAGTCTTGCCATGCCGTACCGCCGGGCGATTCTTTCTCATCAGTGATGCGGCGGCGGGTCTGGGATTCAGCAACGGCACCGATGCTTTCCAGCAGTTCAGCCCGTAGGCTGCTATCGGCCAATTTCTCCATTGCCTGGCGGATCTGCGCGAGCTTTTCCGCCCCCATCACTTCGACCTGGATCCCCATTACAGGACGCCTTTCAGGTTGTTGCGGGTGAACAATCGCGGGTTTTCGCCGGTCATGAACACTTTGCCGCTTTCCCCCTCGGTAGGCTGTTCCAGCGTCGGCAGGCCGATATCGCGCTGACCGCTGGCGATTTCCTTCAGCGTTTTGATGGCATCTTCATAGCGCTTGCGCACCAGCTCGGTGGCCACGTTGTCGCGGTCAGCCAGCCAATAAAAAGCGATGGATACGGCCACCCGGTTCAGAATGCGGGGAACCGTGGTTTCCAGCGGCAGCTTGTACCGGCGCGACAGCAACGAATTAATTTCCTCGTCGGTGTCTTCCAGCGCTTGCGCAATTGCGGCTTCATCCAGTTCATTGGTTTCCCTGTTGATCGCCACGTTCCAGACATAAGAGCCATCGGCGACCAGCAAATCTTCACGGGTGGCGTAGTGCATCACTTATCCTCGGTCGCTGGTTCGTCGGTGGTTTGCACGACAGTAACGCGCAATTGCGGCTCACCCTTCAGCCGTTCTGCAACGGCACGGCTAATAAAGGGCTGAACCGGCGTACCATCGTCGGCAACGCTTTCGGCGTTATCGCTGTCCGGATCGTCACTGACGAACACATGCACGCCGTCGAACGGCCAGAAGCGGCCGCAACGATAGAAGCCTTCCTTTGATACAGCTTGCACCAACAGCACTTCTACCCCCATTACGTTGGCGGCGTCGGATGCTGACAGCACCGGATCAGCTACGGGGTCATTGCCTGTGACGACGATGGATTGCGAACCCACCGGGATGTAATGCCCTGGCAATACGATTGCCGGTTCATGTCCGTCACTGTTGCCTTCAGTAAGCGGTGCCACTTCCGGCGCTGGAACCGTGACAGTGCTATCCGTAGCCTTTTGCTGGCTCGCTGTTTTGTTTTTCGCTCCACTCATTTTCCATCCTCTTTAGCGTCTATTTATCGGGCGTTTAAACGCCCGATAAAATCAGGTTAATAGTGAATTGATTAAGCGGCTTAGCCGCCAGCGGCCACTGGGGTCGTGATGAACGGGCTGTTTACGATGTCAACATCCTTGTAGTAGATGTTGGAATCCCCGCCATCGATCAACTGCGCATCAATAACCTTTTTTGCTGCCGCCCGATTTTGGCGGCCCACAACCAGCGTGGTCGGGGTGATACCCAATGGTTCACCGTCATCGCGTTTCATCCCTTGGAGGATTTCCACGGCTTTTTCGTAGTTCGCTACCGTCAGCGGCGCTCGCGAACCTACGGCGGTCTGCCAGAAGCCATAGCCGACGTTGCTACGGCCATCAACCCCGTACAGGAATTCGTTATTCTTGAACGTGTGTTCGTTGTCGAGATCATCCAAAGACGTGAATTTAAATGGACGGCGGTTCTGGTACAGAATGGGTTTCAGAACCTGAGATTCATCAATCAGGAACCAGGGTTCTCCCGTATCTGTAGTGATATCGCCCACGACATTGCTGTAGGTGCCGCCCGCCATCGGATGGTCGGTATCAAAGAAATACTGGTCGTCAAAGCACTGCGTGGTGAACCCTTCGGACAGCAACTTGAATGCCAGCGTATCCGGGAAAATGCCGACTTTGCGACCGTACCCCTGAGCAATGATGCTGTATTGCCCAATCTGGTCGTCTTCAATGCTTTCCCGTTTTACACGAATTGAGCTTTCCCACGTTTTGTTGGAAATGGTGTAACCACGTTGGCTCAACACCGCGAGCTGACGTTCACCAATCCATTCCACAATTCCCGGCAGATCGGACAACCAGCCATAGGTATTAGATGCAGTGCTAGACGGGACTTCAGTGGCGATACGCAGGTATTGCGGCTTAACACCGGCAAGCCCTGCGGTATAGGCTGCGCTCAGCGAGGTGGTGAGCGCGTGTAAAACTTCTGCTGATGGAGTCGCCATTATTGCTGTTCCTCTTGTTTAGCTTTTGCTGCCAGGAACTGTTCTTTGCTGATGCCCATAGCGCGGCACGTCGCCAGCTCCACATCGGTCAGTTCCTGGTTGGTTTTGGCCGGATTCGGTTTTTTGGTCGGGTCGCCACTGGCAATCACAGGCGCAACTTTGACGAACTCGGTAAACTGCTTGCGGCCTTCTTCGCTGCGGCACGTCGCCAGATACATATCCTTGTTGGCCGGGGCCACTTTCCCTTCCTTGATCGCCAAATCCACCAGAGCTTCGGCTTCCTTATCAGCCTGCGCCTTCAGTTTGCCTTCGGCTTCAGTCGCTCGGTTCAACGCTAGTCGATGCGTCTCAACGGGAATGAACTTTGTCAAATCAGGATTTTCGGCACGGTTCAGCGCCACCTGTTCACTGGTTTTGATTTGCTGGATGGCTTTCACAGCGTCATCAACTGACGCGGTGGCAGACAGTCCCAGCACTGTCACAAGCTGGACAGGGATGGTCATATCGGTGTTCTCCGAGTTAAGAGCGGGAAAAGCCAGGTTTGGCTTGTTAGTGAGTCCGACGCTGGACAAGCGAGTCACCTGGCCATCGGCGGTAAAGAAAAAAGCGGGGCTGTAAAACAGGTATTTTTTGCCACGAATCAGGGCTTCGCCATCGGCCGTCCATTCAACGTGCGCCTCAATACTGCCGTCAGCACCAGAGCGCAAGGCATCAATCCAACCATATGCCGGGGCTTCATCACCCTTCGGGCCTTTCAGCTCTGTAGCGTGCTCAATATCAATCGGCAATTTCGGATAGCGGAAAGAAGACGCAATCACATCATCGGGATTGGTGGTCACCCAAACACGGCCATCACGGCCAGTGAATTGACCTGCGGGAATAACGGGAAGCCATTCCGGGAGTTTGTCGTTATCCAACTGCGGCAATTCAAAGCACAGAGCCAACAGTTCAAGCTGGGGATTCATCATGTCGTCCGTAATCAGGAATACTGACGGACAGTGTGCGTTGCGAGGGGAAGAAAGGCGGATTAACCGCCTTCACTCTAACTGGGGGGAGGAACCGCGTTTAAACCATGTTTAAAAACGCACAGAAACGTTTAACAAAATTTCCTTGCGCCATCGTATCACAGACGGCGATAACGTCACCACGGCGGTTTTATGAAGACTAACAGATAAGGTTATTGGTCGGCATCGAATGCCTGTTGTTTGACATTAAGCTGATGCTCAAGCGCAGTCCGGCGGCTGATGCCGGGGTTATAGTTCCAACCCGGATCAATGCCTTTGGGAATCAGTTCTTCTTCACCCGTTCGCTTGTTCAGCCATTTCACATTTTTAACCGGCGGTGCCTGGGTCTTCAGCGGCACCTTAGTACGCGTGACCTGGCCGGTTGGTTGGCCGTCTTCATAAACCGGTTCGGTTGACGTGACGCCATTCTTCACCATCTCGTCATACTCGTACTTGCTCACCTGGCGAACGCCGCATTTACAGCCCCAGCCGTTCGGCCCGGAATGCGTCAGCCAGAACGGATCATCAACGGGTAAACAGGTATTCGCCCATTTAAGATGATCAACACGATGCTCACGCGACGGCCCTAGTGTATACAGCAGATACGGCATGGCGCGTTTGGTTCGCTCGATGCGTTGCCACTGGCCAGCGGCGCGGGCGGTGCGCATATTGGTGTCGTAGATGGTACGCAGCCGCTGGTCGCTGCCGAGTTGCACCGTTTTGTTTTCACCCGTCAGCGGGTCAACCATCTCACGAACACCCCACCAACCTCTCTTCACCAGCTTAGGCTCTAATGCTTTCTGGAACTCCCGGAAGGTTTGGCCTTCTTCGAGTGCCTGGGTCAGCAGCTCTTTCACGTCGCTCAGCAAATCCAAGTTTGTCATCTTGGCGACGGTGAACGCGGAGCTATGCTCTTCGAGCCAGACGTCACGATAGTCAAAGCCTGGTTTCAGCTTTTTGGCTTTGAACCAGGCAAGGGACTCTTTGGGGATGATGTCGGGGATTTTATTAGACATGCTTTCTACCGTAATAATAGCCATGGACTTGAGCAAAATAAGTATGGTGTTTCACCGGCCAGTATTCGGGCCGATGGAAATCCAGCCGCTCACGGCGTACATATTTAGTTCGCATCGGCGGTATCCTTTATCGTCTCGCTAATCCAACTCAGCCCATCGACTTTTTTGAACTGCCGGATAAGGCTGGTTGAACTGGAAAAGCAAGGAGTACGGTAAGACTTAGATTCATGCAGCTTAGGATAGTATTTCTTAGCGGCCCGTTTACCGAATGCCTTCTCAATCTCTGCGACACGTTTGGGTGAGTAATAGCGTTGTTTCTTCTCGCACCAGAAAAGTTTGGTTATAGGGTTATAACTATCGAGGCTTTCAAAACCCCACCCCAGACAGATTTTTCCATCAAAATAAACAGATAAGACGGTACGGCTTTCACCGGAACGCTCACGGTGGACGGTAATCACCGTATCCTGGTACTTGAATTCAACACTAACGAAATAGCTCTGAAGCTCTTCGCCAATCTTCGCCCATTGGTCTTTTGTGATGGCGTTCACAAGCACCCCCAATGTCTATGGATATTTCGGGCTGTAGCGACAGGATCCTTATCCCACCATTCACCGGACATGTATTGATTCACTTGCTGACGTCCAGCAATAACGCCCATCACAACCCCTGGGCGTGCGTTTTTAAAAAATGCCCGCGCAAATTGATATTTATGATATATGCGGCAACGACGGGATTTAATCTTCTTAAACATCACTCACATCCCCCAATCCGCGCGCCTGGAAACAGAGCCGCGCCAGTTGATCAACAAATTCACCGGCGTCAAGGCTGTCTTGCAGCTCCGGCAACCGGGCAAGAAACGATTCATAGCTATCCACTTCATTTGCCAGCGCTAACACAGGATTAGTAAACGCTGTGCCGACGCGCTGCCAGTCGCCGATGGCGGCGGCGGTTAGCTGGTCGATATCGTCCGGGGGCGATGTGCGGTTGAGCGCGATTTGCTCCCGGTTCAGCGCAGGCAACATGGCATAACTGTTTGCGGCGGTACTAGCTGGTTGAAGGATTTCCGCGCCTTCTTCGGGTTCGGCCAGGCCGAACTTGTCGCGCAGCTCCGACATCTGCACTTTCATGCCCCGGTCAATCAGCGGAGCCAGCGACTCAACCAGCGCCTTCAGGTCTTCCGGTTCATTGATGCGTAAACAAACGCGCGGGTAATTTTCCTGTACGCCGTAGTTGAGCATGATGAACGGGCGGATAAGGAATTCGTTCAGCGTGTTCTCAAGCTGACGCGCATCCCATTTTGCAATGTCCATACGCACCTGATTATGTACGGTTGCCTGGCTCTGGCTGCTGCCGTCGTCCGTTGTCATGGTCTGGCCCAGCACTGCTTTACTGGTCTGCGCATCACACCATTCCGCCATACCCTCGAACAGATCGCCTCCGCCCTGGCGGCTGGCGGTTTCAACCATATCGACCAGCATGGAAGACGGGATCGCGCAACCCGCATCCGACGCCAGCGACGCGATAGCATTCAGCAGTGTCTTAATGTCTTCCGGGCTGGCGTTCGGGCCGTATTTACCGATGACAATCGGTAAGCCGAACTTCTCGCCGAATGCCCACCAGTCCCTAACGGTGAATGACTTCAGCATGTACATAACGGCGACCAGGCGAGCAAGGCCGTTACGCAACGGCAAGCCGGACTTCAGACGGGGCTGGTGAATGATGTACTTATACGCCGTCAGCGGTTCGCCATTGAACGGCTCCGCCTCGGTTAACACATGCACCTGGCGCAACGTATCGGCGTCCATTTTGAGGAAGCGCGGATCAACCCATGAATAGTCGCGCGGCATCCAGGGAACCGTTGACGTATCCCATAGGATTTCCGCTACCGCGATACCTTTCCCCAGGCCATCCAACAGGTCGAATAACAGTTCAGGGATTTGCGGCCGTTCCATCATGACGCGCACCGCATCAGCCAGTTTGACGTCGTTTTCATCATCGGATGCGGCTTCTACCGTTGGATGGAGACCGGCCACGGTCAGCTTGCGGGTACGTAGAACGCTGGAATAATGTAGGTCGCGCTCTTCCATCTCTTCCGCCAGGATAAAATAATCCAGCGCAGAGCCATCCGCTGCGTTACGCAATACTCCGGCCAGGCGCTGGGGGGTAAGTGTACTGGCGACGCTGATACCGGCATTAGCCCGACGCATACCGGTAGAATGGGCGCGGGTCTGTTCCTGCTGCAATTCCTCTTTGCTGACGTTTACCGACTCCCCGGTGTCCGGGTGGAGCAACTTACGGATTGCCCCGGTGACTTTATTTAACATTACAGAAGCCCTCGTTGATTTTTCAGCCCACGGGTGATCCGTATCTGGCGGCGCTCTTCACGTTCGTCCGGCCGTTCGGGTTTATTTAGTCGATGCAGCTCGTAGCGGCGGCAATCTTCTTTGCTGGCGAGGAACGCCAGGAAGATGGCATAAGCGCTATCACCATGCCGCTTATGCCCATCGCTCCCTTTATTCTCTTTGTCGTCAATGCCCGGAACACCGCGCAACACCACAATCTGGCCCAGGTCGTTAACCACATCCTCATGCTTCGGCACCACCAATTCATCGTCTTCGAACGCTGCTTTGAAGCGCGGCATGTTCTCCCGGTAGTGGGCGACGGACGGCATTACCACTTCCACTTCATTGCCGTAGCGTTCGGCGGCTTGCTCCGCCAGATAGTTACCATTGCCCCGGCCATCGAGCTTGATGCCATCACGACGTGGCAGACGGTCACAGATGAAGTAAAGCGCCTGTTCCTGCTGCTTGTAAGGTACGTTGGCCAACTCGACCAGGAACGGCACCGTGCGGGTGGTGTTCTCGTTGACGGTAATGGGCGCGAACACAGTGAGGTGACCGGATCGGGCAAAGTCCTCACCCAGCGCATGGCGCAGGGTGACAGGTAACTGGTTGAGCACCGGCAATACGGTTTGCTCTAGCCACTCCTGCATATCCAGTGCGCGGAAGGATTCGGGGAGGGCGTTGTATTCCGCCGTGCCGGTAAAGCGCAGCACGGGGCCAGTGCCACGCGCTGCCCGCTCCCGGATGGAGCGCGGTAAATAGGTGCCGCCGCCGTTTTTGGGAACGCAATAGTATTCTTCAAGGGCATCTTCCTGGGTGGCGGTATCGCGCAGCAAATCGGCTTTCCACTGGTCTTCCGCTTCCTGACTCCACACCAGACCTTTCACCTGGCAAATGCGCTTATACAGGCCATCGTTACACGCATCATCAAGCGTGATTGTATGAACGGAATAGCGTTTCTTCCCGGCAAGACTGTCCTGTATCAGCTCATTAAACAGGTTTTCAACGCCGTTGTGTGTGCTGATAAGCCGGACTTTCGCCCCCCACATCGTCAGCGCCAGCGCGGCTTTAAGCGCTTCGGCCAGACGTTCATGGAATGCGGCTTCATCAATGGTGACGTTACCCTGCATACCACGTAAGTTACTGGGTTTACTTGATAGCGCCTGAACTTTGAAACCGCTGGCAAAGTAAATGACAAAGGTCAGTATGTCTTTATCACCGTCCTTCAAGACTTCTTCACAAACGTCTTCAGCCGCCAGGTCATAGGCTTTGGCCCACATCGCCGCCGCGTCAATAAACTCACGGGCCATTTCTTTATTTGAGCCGACATAGAAATGGTTAGTGCCGCCCGCCGACTTTGCTTTAGCGGCGGTCAGTGACGCATCGGCGGCTTCCGCCCAGGTGATACCCGTCCGTCGCGACTTTTGCGCAATCTTGAGCGGCGACTCGTCGGCAATCCATCGGCGCTGATAACCGAGGAGGACTTCATTTTCATTGAAGTCCTCCCCGCCGATAATGCCGTTGGCAACGGCGTTTAAACTGGCTAGTAGCATCAGGCGATCCCCAATATTTGTTTCTTTATATCGGCGACTTTGTCCGCCGATAGCCCTGCTTGTGAGACGATTTTCTCCGTCTGCGCCGCCGCTTCTTCTGCAAACGCCTGGCGGATCTCTTTTTCGCGTTTATGGCTGGCCATCGCTGCGGATTCCAGGCGTTGAGCGACAAGCGCCAATTGTCCCAAGGCTTTTGGTTCAACGGCTTTCTTGCCTTCTTCTGACTCTTCGGCAAGGGTCATAGACGTCTCAAACGCCAGCGTCTTCACAAACTCCATCAACAATTTACCGACGTCGGTGGTCGGTGACGTTCCCAGCCGGGCAACCCACACATCTGCCATTTCCCGCGATGCGCGAATGCGCGAACCAATCTTTTCCATCCGGCTGGCGTAGCGGTTCAGGCCGGTGCGGCTAAGCTGCATATCGTCAGGTAGATTGTGCTCGTCAATCAGTTCGTTGATCGCCTCGCGGATCTGTTCTTGCGTGTACTGTTTATCTCGCAGCATCTGATGCAGGGCATCGCGGATAACGGGCGGCAACAAATCAATCTTGGAAGGACGGCCACGGGTCGGGCGTTCATCGGCCATAGTTACCCCCGCGCCCGTGGTTTTTTAACGCCCGGCACCACGGAAAGCCCGCGCGCCACATCGTCACCGCGCCCGGTGATTGCTGCAACGAAACACCCGGCGACGTCGTCAAGGTCGATAAGCCCTTGTTCGGACAGCCAGCTTAAATGAGTGCGCACCGCATCACGGGAAACGCGGTGGCCGTAGGCCAACAAGCAGGTTTGCAGCACCGATTCGTTGGCGCTATCGCCCGCATCAAGCAGTGAGCGCAAGATAACTAACCGCTGATCGCTATCAAGAATTTCACGCATGGCCATAGCCTCACTTTTCCTTTAACTCATTTTCCAGTAACAAATCGCTAATCCGTTGAACTTGCGCCAGCTTTGGGGCCAGTGCTTTCAAGTCACCCCGCAAGTTACTCATTTCCAACTGAAGCGCATGAAGCTCTTTTTGATTCGGCATTGATGCAATAACGGTTTCCATCGCTGATACCCGGTGGGTTAATGAATCCATCTCTTCGCGCTTGGCGTAGGTTTTCGCTAACAGGAACATCACCAGGTTTACGGCCGTCATCACCAGCGCCCAAATCATGCCCCAATACTCTTTAATGCTTTGCCACTCCACGCTGTGCCTCCCGCAATTCTCTGATTTCCTGACACGTCACACAGCAAACGGCATCGGGGGACGCGGCCAGCCGGTCGGCGGGAATATCATCCCCACAGTCATTACAAAAGCCGTATTCAATCGGCGCTTCTTTAATACGGTTTAAATGGGCATTTAACACCCGTTCCCGCTCATCAATTCCCAGCGAACTGGCGCGATCAAAATCATCCATTATTTAATCGATACCTTGTCTTTGCTGGATTTGCTGAAACGGGCAAAGCCGTCAAGCGTTCGGAATCCCAGATAGCCCAGCGCCGGGGTACATAGCATCAGCGCAATATCCCAATCCGGGGCGGGCATACTTATCGCATGACCAGCGGCGGAAGCGATGGCACCGGCTTGCTGCCCCAGCGTCATTAACAGCACATAGCCGATTGAGCTATACAGCGAGAGCCTCGCCATTTTCGGGCGGGTCTGGCGGACATATTCGTCTGTTGCGTTATCCCCGTTCCTGATGGTTTCCTGCTGTTCGTGCTGCGCGGCCTGCTGATCTGCCAACGTAGCTTTTTCCCGTTCAAGCTGGATTTGCTGCAACTGGACTTTCAGGGACTCAAGCTGAACCAGTTGCTCAGCGGGAAGATTAGCCAGAGCGTTCTCTAACACACGCTGTTGGTCTTGCGGGTTAACGGCGCTGTTAACACTTTCAACGATCCCGGCGACGGAATCGGCTGTTTTAGCTGCATCGCTGCCGAACCAGCCGCCGACGGTGCGCAGAACGGACGGGCCAGCTTTCAGCAAAACACCGGCGATAGATGAAATGGTTATCGGATCCATGGGACTCCCCACACTTTTGCCGTTCTATGTAAAACCAGGTAGGTAAAGCCTGCGACCAGGAAAAACAAGGAGCCGTATTCGATACCGACATAAGCTAGGCACAAAAGCCAGGCGACGCAGAATGTACCGCAACCGACAACGCCCAGCGCGATTTGATACATGAAGATGAACGGCTCTTTATCAGGCAAAAACGCCGGGTGGCCGCGATGATAGAAAAGGATGATTGAGCCAATAAAGCAAAGGGTGGTTATCAAACCGCCCGCTAGCCCGTAGAAGATGATGCCGCTCACCGCGACAGCAATCACTAATGCTGAACAGGCGGCCCAAAACCATTTGCTACTGAATATTTTGTTCACGTTCACGTTGTATTTCCTTGTAACGCTGGCATTGAAAAACAATGTCGCGCAGGTCTACAGAGTTCCAACCCTTCATGTAATAACTGGCATGGGTGCCGTCACAGCCCCGGTAATCCGTTGGCTCTGGTTTTGGGCCGTTGGCCATTCTGTGAAGCACCTCACGGGTGAGGCGATCACGACGGCCACGGCGCATAGAAGACTCCCAGCCCTTACCCATGGTTAGGCTCTCGATACAGACTCAGAGCCGCCGACAACTTCCCTGGCGGCGTTAGTGACGCTGTCGAGGCGGTTGAACCAGCCGTTAAGGTATTTACCCTGGGAGGTATTCGACTTGATGATGTCCGCGTAATAACGCGCACGGCGTAACAGATAGCGGGTCAGCAACCATTCCGGGTCGGCACTGATAACCGCCGCTGTGGTCTTCGGTCCGACAATGCCGTCAGCCGTTACGCCCGCCGCGTCTTGCAACAATTGCAGCGCCTTTTTTACGCCATGCTGCACGGCGGAATCAAAGACGATCAGGGAAATGCCATCCGGCCAGTCATTGCAGTACGCCGGATACCAGTAGTCGCGGTAATAAATCTGGCTGGCTTGTTCGAGGGTTAAATCTTTAATACGGACGTCGGGCTTTTTATCGCCGTCAATGTCCGTCATGCCGTCTGCGACACCGTCGCGCAGGTCGGAAACGCCGAACTTGGTTTCGCCGCCTTTATCAGTGGGGTCGTTGACATAGCCGCCTTCTTTGCCGAGCACAAAAGTAACGGCATGAGTAAAGGCGGGAGTGGGAATAAATTGGCTCACTGTTGCACCTCTGAGACACTCGCTGGATAAAAAAATCAGTAGTGTTCATAGTGCGGCAGGCATAAAAAAAGCCGGATTAACCGGCTTCATTGGAAATGGGATTTATTGAGAAATTAAATAGGTCTTTTCATAATCCCGCATGTAATTATGGGAGTGTTATCCTCTGTCTTTATTGAGCTATAAAACTCAAAACCATCTACTATATTAAAGGTTCCAACAGGTGATACTTTTGCAGCTGAAGATACAGTGTCAATAACCTTACTTTGTCCTTTCTTTCCTAGTTCACCACCAATCGCCGCACTTGATATCATGATACAAATCAAATTTGACTTAAGAACTAAATATTCAGAATTATATTTTACTGCGTCAAGAACCTGCATCACTTCAAGAAAATTAGTACCAACTGTAAAGATATTACCATCTTTTTTAGCAATCTTTATCTTTGCACCATTAGGACTTACATCGTCCTTCCATAGCTCATCATCCGTCATTTGAGATGAATTCAACTGGCGGATCATTTCATCTACCGACGTTAGATCTTTCGCAAACGCCATTGTCGGCAGTGTTGAACACAGTAATAATCCAAGAAGTATTTTCCGCATGTTATATCCTTAGAAAAGTGGCATCTGATGCTTGCGATGCTCAATCCTACGCATCCGTTTGATAGCTTTATACACCGTTTTATAGGTCACCTGGTAGCGTTCAACCAGTTCCGGCACATTGTGGCCGTCAAAATCTCGCCAAATTTTCATGTCCCGAACAAGGAATTCCAGCACCTGGCCACGCGGGAAATAGACTTGCATACCGCCGATCTGCTTGCTGATGGCAACCACCAGTTCCAGCGAGTAGCGCGGGTCACAGCCCAGCCGTTCCAGTTCAAGGCGCAGCAACGCATTCAGTTCAGCCAGCAATGCAGGGAAACGGGAACGTTCGCTATCATCATCAAGATGATCGAGGATGCTATCATCCTGTTTATCATCAAACATATCCAGATTATCCGCCATGATGCGCGCCTCCGTTACGTTCCAGCCACTCAATGCCGCCCGGAAGTTTCGAAACATCCTGGCCAAGGCTGTGCATATGCGATAAATAATCATCCCGGCTTTTCTCCTGGTCTATAACCCGGTTGTTTGCATCTTTCTCCCGCGCCGCCACATTGCTGCTCTGCGCAAACAACTGCTCAGACGTGCGATAAACCTCACGTAAATAACTGTGATTGCTGAGCGGCTTTCTATCCCCGTTATTGCGCTTGGCCCGAATCCGTTCAACGGTTTCGCTCAATGCATGCGTCAGAACGCGGCCGGGCTGGTGTTGCTCCAGCACTTCGTTAACCAGCTTTACCGCGCGGGAATTTGACAGATTCGACTTTTCCGGGCGGAACAAGCCGATATAGGCAACCATGGCTTTGGCCGCGCCGCCGGGTAATTTCGTTAATACGGTAAGCAGTTCCCGCGCCGCATCGTCTTCCATGATGGCATCAAGATGCAGGTCGGAATGGCAAACCGGGCAACGTGCAATTTTCATTTGCGGGCCTCATATGCATTGGCAATCACGTCGTAATCACGCGCTTCTTCACCATATTTGTTTAACGGGCGGGGGATCTGCTTTGCGGCCAGGTCTTTAAGCATCAGCCGGATATGCCATTGTTTGATGCTCTCAAGAACGCGATACGCCAATGAGTAACTTAACCAACTCAATTCCTCTACGCCCTGGCCGTTATTTAGCGCCGCAGTCATACGCTTTACATAAGCATTAAGCGCCGCGTCATCGCCATTTTTAACGAAACCGTGCCGATGCATGGTGATCCAGATGGCGCGGATTTTCGCTATTTCCGCCGTTTTAACTTTCGCTGGCGTCTTTTTAAAACTGCGTTTAAACCCTTTTTCACGCAGTGCGGAATAAACACTTTCTAATTCTTTGTGGTTCATTTCGCTGCAACTGGTTTTACCGTTGGCGATATTGGCTAATAATGTTCGGTAGGTTTCATCGTCAATTTTCAGCTTTCCTTTTGCGACGTGAATCAGCCTGATTAATTGCGGCTTATCCATAGTTCACCTCGTAATATATTGATTTTGGCGTAAGCCGATGCCGACGGGTTTACGCCATATAAATCAGAATGAAAGTATTTAGTTAATTAATCGGCCGGTTTCAGTGAAGACAACTTCACAAAAAAAGGAGCCAGACTAATTTCCACAATTGCCCCGGACTTTTCAAAATCCCGTGCGATATCTTTGGTTCTTACTACCTTGCCGCCCAAATAAGCCGGGCCGGTAAGATAGATAAAACGTGAACCGACAGAATATTTCCGGTTAAACTCTTTTGCGTTCATCATCACACCTTTGCAATATCGAGGCTGATTTGTTGATACTGGCCATCCTGTTTGCGCTCATAAATGCGCAGATACTGGCTGGTGCCGGATACCTGTATAGAGTCAGCGATAGCAGACATAGCGGATTGCCATTCTGGATCATCGATATCAATCTGGCGCAAGCTAAGCACCTGATTAACATCAATCCGACCTTGTTTGTTCACGCGGAAAGCATGGTTGATGATCGCTTTTATTTTAGGATCGGCATCGGCTCCCCAGCGAATAACCAAATCATCCAGAATCTTTTTTGCCGCCTGGATGCGCTCATCAAAGACGCGATGATCGCCAACGGCTCGGCGTACTTGATAACGGCCGTCAAAACTGCTCAACAGCACGTTCCCTTTGGCCCCGCCGTACTCTACACCGTACTCACTGGCAGACAGATCAACAAAGTCGGCGATTTCAGCCATCGACTCAATCTTGAATTCAGCCATTGCCTGGCGCTGTTCCTTCGCCTTATTAACGATATTAAGCACAACATCATCGCGCAGCTTATCGATAGGCTTGATTAATTCCTCCGGCACCAGATGGCCAAGGGAATTCATGCGGTAGCCTGCTGGTATAGTTTCTTTATTCATTTTTCACCGCCATTTTTATTTACGTTGGCCTGCTGATTGGCAAGTTTCTCTTCAAGATTCTTTGCATACTCACTGATGCCCTTAGCAGTCCATCCGCCAGCGATGGCATCTTGAGGTAAACCATCCAGAACCTGTTCTAACTGAGCAACACGCTGTAATGCGTCGTCCCTTTGTTTTTCAGCATCCCGAATGCGTTGGTTCAGTCCAGAAAGACCCTGCTTTAATGGAACGTTATCAATTAGATTTTCGGTACTAATTCCGTCGCAAGCATTGACGCAGGCGATAATGCGCCTGGCGTCCGCCTCTGCCCTCTTTTGATGAGACGGGTGATTTGACATCATACATACCGTCATTGAATCGCTGACGATATCCCAACCATACGCGCCTTTAGGCAGACGAATACGCCACGGCAGCGGTGAGTTTTCCAATCTTTTATTCATAATTAACCTCAGTTAAATAAAATAACTTCGTTTAAGTTGTCACAAGCACGTTCCAATGCATCACACGACTCTTCTATATCAAGAACGCCGTCACTGATATCAGCCATGAAAGCATCAACATCGGCTTGTTCGGCGGCGCAGATATCTTCTAAGTCGCCTTTAATCTTTTCTATCTTCTGAAATAAATCAGATAATTTCTTTTTCCTGTCCTTATTCATAGCGGCCTCAGTTCCAATACCGTGGCTTTTGATTAATCGGGATTTCGATTAGATTCTGTGTATTGGCATGATCAACACAAATATCGACTGCATGAGTATGAAACCCTTCCAGCAGTTCCTTATATTTGTGGATAAAATCATGAAATACTGAATCACCCTCAATATCGATACTTGTGGCCATACCATCCGGTGTGGAGGTGATAATCATATTCAATTTCATAACTTGCACTTGTTTATTAGCCATCCTAACTCCCATTGCATTTGTAAATTTGTTTCACTTGTTTAGAGAAACAGTGCAATTCGCTATACGCCGAATGCCTGTTATTAGATTCAGCCATGCCTGGAACCAATAGCACACCGCTATTTAACTTTCTGGCGTGGCTATTTACCGCCTTACGTAATTTGTTGGGTTCCCCCGCTAAAATTAAGGTTGCGTAATCGGGTAGATTATTTCCAAATTCAATAACACCACTTGCCCACGCATAGGCAATTAACACGTTGTCTATCTCCAATAGATAATGCAGTCCTGGATCGTCGCCGCCGAAACCACATGATAATGGTGCGCCTTGCGCATCAGGTCGGCATCGGGCGCAAACACTTCAACGATAGGGCGCGAACGGCTGACGTTGACATGCTTGACTTCAATATTGCGGCGTTGCAGCCAGCCGAGTGCATTAACCAATTTCGTTGGGTTGATCATGATGAAAACCCCTCTAAATCTTTAATGGCCTCACGAATATGGCCGTCGGATAACGGTTCGTTTTTACCGTGCGCAAACATCGCAGCCAGCCGCAACGTATGCGATATCGTTCTTAATGCGCCTGGCTTCTCTGATAACGCATGAATTAATTCACGTTCAGCGTTTTTATTTAAACCCCAGGCATCGGCTATCGCGTCAACATCCGCCTTTTTGGTTTTTAGAATGGAAACTTTTTTAGCGATACGGCTAAATAACCGGGCAAAATCCATATTGCGGCTATTACCGCCGGTTAATTTCCCGTAAACCTGATGATTTCCAACCAGCGCCAGGCCAACGCCGGTTTCTTCCTGCAAAATGCGTAGTTCCTCAAGAACGGAATAATCCAGGTGATCGGCTTCATCAATCAGCACAATGCCGTTGGTGCCACGCAGCTTCCGACGAATAGCACGGCCCAACTGACCAGAACGGCGCGGCGCATCGCCGATCCCCAACTCTCACGCCAGCTCATACAGGCATTCGCTCAGGCTGGAGCGCGACGGGGAAACGGTAATAAGCCAGACGTTTGGCCGTTCAATTGCGAACTGTTGCAGGGCGCGAGTTTTACCAACACCAGAATTACCGTAAATAACGGTGATGCACTGCGCAAGTTGTGCATATTGCAGCGCATTCCAGATTTGTTTCACCGTGCGGGTAGCGATAAAATCCGGGGCTATCGGCATTTCATTAGTGCGACGTGAACGGTTATCAAGCCAAACCGTTAGCTTATTAGCGAGTGAATTATTATCACCACGATAGCCATCATTAATAAACTGTGAAAGCTGGCCGCTGGATACACCAATTTCACGCGCTACCGCTGCATAGGTCACATTAGAGTTTTCAACGACATTACGAACAGTTGCACGAATATCGTTAATTTTTTCTTGCTGCTGGTCTAAATCAATTACGTTATTCATAATTTATCTCCGTTAAATCTGCTTATTTTGAAATACGCTATAGAATTCACTCACAGCATTGCCAAAGGCATCGTCTGATTCGTCATCAATATCCTCTTCAACAATATGCCGCCGCAGGGTATTTCCCGCAGGGCGCAGGATTTCAACAACCCGTGATTCAGGTGGAGCCGGTGGGACGGTATCGGGCATCAGCTCGGCCGCTTCCAGCGCCGACATACGACGGGCAGCGGTTGCGGCTTCTTTGGTACGTTTAACAAATTGTGTGCGGTTACGCTTATGCTCACGTGCCGCCTGAGTATCGCCAAAGCCGGTTTTCTCAATACAAGTCGCTTCACAGATAAAGCGACCATCCAACGTGTAACACAGCACACTTTGATGCAGGTTTTGCGGGTCGAAACGCACCACAACCTTGTTAGGTTTAAGCCCCAGTAAACGCTCGTTAAAGTACCGGTTTTTACGCGCCTGAACTTTGCCGCCCGCTTCCATCACAAACGTACCGGATTCACTGATGCGTACCGCTTCGGCAGGCAGCAGTAACAACCGGCGCTGCTCTGGGGTCGCCTTGCGAATAGCGGCTTGCTGATAGCTTTCTTCAAACGCCTGGTCGAACGACAACATCCCCCGGCACACTTCGGTTTTGCGGTTAGGACGGCGGTTCCAGAAGGCGATCCCCTCGGCCAATACCTTTAAAAAATCCTCAGCCTCGATAACCCGGTCACCGTAATTATCCGGCTTATCCATCGGGTTCGGGCCTGTATGGGCACCGGCTAACGCAGGGTGTTTATCTACCGTTTCCCCCAGGCCACCATGAGAGAATGCACGTTCAATAGGTTTCGCCTGGCCATGACCGCGCCCAAACATCACGCTCGTCCAATGCAGCTCGATGCCCAGCAAGGGAATGATGCCTTTCGGGTCATCTTCTTTAACTTTGAAGCGGTAACGGTTAGGAACGCCGCCGGTTGTCCACTTGTTTGCCGCCGCCATTGTGTTATCGATGGTCAGCTTGCGAGGAATGCCGTAGCGCTCAATCATGTCTGACAGAGACAGGCGGATCGAATCACTGTTTTCGCTGACGTCAGTACGCCAGGCCAATATCTTGCGGGTGCGGATATCCTGCCAAATCCATGTTTTTGGACGCAGAATTTCACCGTTAAACCAGCGCACGAACACGTTATGTTGATAGCCGTCGCCGTTCACCCATTCCATCGCGGCTAAGTCTTCGACAGTACGCTCTTGTGACGGGAACAAACGCATAGCGGCGTGTTCACCCTCGCGCAACAACACGCGCTGTTCTACGGGTATCTCACGTTCAAGTTTGCGACGAACGGATGACAGGCTGGGAATAGCCCAACCATTGGCGGCAGCGGCTTCCTCAAGACGAGCGTAAGCGGTTCTGAGCGCCGGACGTTCCGGCCGCAGGTAGTCAGCACAGAAGAAATCCCATGCGACGGGATCGCAATCGGCCTCCTTTTTACGGCGGGTTTCGAGACTCTTGCCGTACTGACCCAACAGCACAGCAGGCCAATCAGTTCGGTCATAGTTACGAGTGGCGTAATACCAGCGCCGGGCTGATGCAACGGACGTACTATGTGTCTCAGCAACAGCATTAAATGCAGTTACAACATCAACGTTGGTATCGACTAATGCAGAGATTGCCTGTACTGCTTCTGTCTTTTTCTTAGCAGATTGGCGCTGTTTCTCAGTTGCGGCATCCCAGTGATACCAGAGCGCTTCGCGACAATAGCTTTCTGTGAGAGATTTTCGTGGAACTTTGTATACAGCTCCAGCGATTTGAATTTCACCGCGTTGTTTTATAACAAAAGCACGAGCTTTCAATGGAAGGCTAGATATATGATATTCATATCCTTTACCCGATGAACGACTTCTCCTCTGCCATTTTTCAGTGTTAGCCTTGTAAAAAACTCCCTGTCGCGTATCAGGAAGATCAGGTAAACCAACACATTCTTTTACCGAAAGCCACATGTTGTATTCCTCCGTCTTGGCGCTTAATAACGGCTGGGCCATATTGATGCAGGATCTACACCAATCACTTGAGCAATCAAACGCTCACCTTTTGGCCAAGGACGAACCAATGCATTTCTTAAAGTGTCAGGCGCCAATCCTGCTTTTCTAGATATTTGGCGTAAATTCGTACCTTTCTTTGACAAAGCGGCCCGGATGTCAGCCGGGTGCCAATCTTGCTTGTTTACCGTCATTATGTGATCCTTTGCGGTTATGGCCGATAATCTTTGCCGTTTATCGGAGCGTGTAAATAAAGTATTTCGTAATATATGACGAATGTCAAGCTGCTCTCTTTACTTTGTTGCGAATCATATTTCGCCATTATTTTTCATGAGGCCGCGAATGACGGGTAGTAGAAAGGAATGCAAAGATGTTGACACGAATGCAAAAAAACTTGGCATTATTGATTCCACAATGACAAGTTTTGCAGACAGATTATGGGAGTCTATTGGCGATGAGTCCGTACTATCTTTCGCTAAACGTTCTGGCGTCTCGGAAGGTGTCGTAAGAAAGTACGTAAAAGGCGAGACTGAACCAACAGTCGGACGCCTCGTCGCAATGGCTAGAGCTGCCGGGGTATCTATTAATTGGTTAGCGACAGGTGAGGATTCTGAAAGCAAGGACGATTTAACAGGTATCGTAAAAAAAACAGACACCCCAATTGATATTGAATCTTTACGCAGATCCATTGAGTTATTGGATGAAGCTCTTATTGCCACAGGGAGAATCATGGATTCATCAAAAAAGGCTGAATTAATTTCTGCCATTTATGAATTAGAAGTAAACAACCAAAAAGACAAAAGAAGAGATGTTATATTAAAGCTATTCAAATCAATAGGATAG